TAAACCAGGTAAGTCTTTATTTCCTGTGGCGGCACCAACAACTGCACCAATCAAACCACCTAATGCAGCACCTTTTACACCTAACAGACTACCAATACTTGCACCCAAAACACCTAAAATTAATCCTTTGTTTGCATTAAAAAACTCACCAAAATAATAAGAAAATATTTCACCGATTCTACCAAAACCATCAGCTAAAGTTCTGAATGCGGCTGTTGTATAATCACTTGCTGTTTTAGCTATTGAACTAATTTTATCACCAAGTTTATTCATAAATGGACTTTTTTCCATCCACTCATAAAAACTACCAAATGGTTTAGAATCTAAGCCTAATGCGGCATCCAGTTTCTTGGCTAACTGTTTCATTATTGGTTCTTCTGATGTTGAATCGATTCCTATTGCTTCCAACATAGATTTCTTTAGACCTGTAAAGTCAACTTGTGACACTAATTGCTTCACAACATAGGCAGCGCCTGCTAATCCAATAATGGCCAAAATAGGAGACATTTTACTAATGACTCCAAATAAACCACCGAGTATACCACCACCTAGTGAACCTAATGTACCAAGTCCACCCATAATGCTGCCCATAAACGATGAAGAACCTCCAGCATTTGATGGTGTTGTATTTCCTGGTTGAGCAGTTTCATTTCTTTTTTTAGCCAGTGAATCTATTGCTGTATTTCTAGTTTTAACGTTATACCACAAAGCATCTTGTGTTCTGGAACTTTTGCCAGTCATCTTTTTTGTGAGACTTACAATATTTTGTCGAGTAATATTTGTATCTCTCGCCATCATATTCATGTTGAATGTGTTTTTACTAATAACACGCAACAAAGATTCTTGCCTCTCACTTGACGCCAGCAAATCCGTAATACCCTGTGAGTCTGCAGCTGAACTGGTATTTGTAGGTGATGATGATAATACATTAGATGCTTTGTCTAATGGTGAATAACCTTTACCAAATATTTTTTGGCCAGCAAGAGATAATACACCACTTCCTCCAAACAGAGTGTTTCTAATATCCATTCGTTGTCTGGTTTGTTTGAGTGCAGCAGAACCTAAAGAACTTAATACTCCTCGACTCTTTAATTCTTGTTTGTATAATTGTGAAAATTTTGTTGCCATTTATTTTCTACTTTTTCTTGCTAGTTGTTGTTGTTTTAGCTTCTCGTTTTCTTCCTCAATAAACTGAAGCAGCATAGTTACATAAACATTTCTTTCCCAAGGCATCATATCATTCAATTCACTCAAAGAATATTTGTGGTGTTGCATTAGAGCAAAATTGGTTTGGAAATGGTTAGATAAACTGTCATAACGAAAAATCATCCGAAAAAACTTTGGATGCCTTCAATCTCAATATTTTCTTCATAATTACACTTATTACATTTAAAATCAATTTTTTTGGTTAATTTTGGTATATCCTCAAAGAACTTTTGAATCATACCAAACTGATCTTTTGTTAGACTATCAACGAAATCCATTAATTCTTCTTTTGGTGTATCTTTTGCGTAATACATGTTTTCTTCATCATAAATGTAATCAATTGAAGATATGACCGTTTGTGAAACAAAATCGGCAGGACTTATGTCTTTTTCAGATGACATTGATTCGATTGCTTTGAATGTTGGATATTTTAATACAACACCCAATTTTGGAGTCAATTGAATTTTACTGTTGATTTCATTCGTTTGTGGTTTAACTTCCAATGCATTAAATGACAAATTAATTAAGTTGCCACACTTGTGGGTTTTGTCTTCTTCGGAACCTGGAATGTCATTGTTACATTTGTATTGTAAATCAATAATCTCACCAACAGAACGAGCTCTCAGGTTTAAAAACAAATACTCAAAGTCTAAGATAGGTAAATCTTCAATGTCAATATCTGACAATAAACAGTTTCTCATAATTTGTTTGATACCCAATACGACCGAATTTTCATCTTCGGATTCCATGGCCATCAATAATATCTTTTCTTCTTTGACCAAAAATGGTCTGAACTGTACTTTCTTTTTAAGAAGCGGTAGTTCTAGTTCATATAACGGTGTATCAATCTTAGGTAACATTCTATCTCCATTTTAAATTAAATTCTATTTCCAAAAATCGTGGATGCTGCCCATGAACCAAATATGGATGCAGCTGCCTCTTTCAAATCATAAGTGCCTTCGTAAATTGTTCTATACTTTTGATAAGCAAATTGAACACTTAGTCTGTGGAAATTATCATCAGACCAAGATAGTGGTTGTGCGGCAATTGATACTGGAAAAGCATCAATCAATTCAACCGCATAAATTTGTTTAATGAAATCATCGTATTGGATAATTTTAATGTTTGTTAGATATCTAGACTCTTGGTCTTTTGCAAATCTTAAATTGTTTGTGTCGGTTGGCATAATAGCTTCTATCCAACGGTCAAATAACTTTCTCTCATAGAAATCATTAGTACACAAAAAAGAAAGTGTGGTTTCTGTGTACTGTGTTTGATAAGGAACTTTATATACTGGACCATAAACCTTGACTTCTGTTGTACCCAATGTTTTTGATGGTAATTCAGCGGCTTCACATTGCATTGATAGATAACGTGTGATTGCTGGATTGGATGACTTTGAATAACCTGTTGGTGATTGTCCACCAAACGATGAAGACAATACTTCACTCACATCAGTTGCAATTGTATTTGGTAAATTGATAATTTTTTCCAGCAAGCCAACTTCAATAAATTTGCCAATATACTCTGGTATTGGTAGAATTACCTGAAAACGATTTGGTCTAGCAAGACCATCCTTTGCCTTAATATTAGACAAGAATAAATTTGGAGCGAATGACATTAGAATTTCTTTCTTGAGTCGGAATATACTTTGTTTGTAGAAGCTCCAACAAAACTTTCCATTGGCAATAATGCAGCAATGTCCCATTCACCTGCTGAAATTTCCAGGAATCTTGACTGAACATGGTTAAACAGATATCTCTTAATGCAAGGTTGTGCCTCGAACAATTTAGATGCAGCCTTCAAAGTTTGATACGTTAATCGTAACCTTGTTGATGCGTCATACTTGTTATTATTGGCGTAATCACTTAATTTGTCTAAAAGAATGATGCGTTGCTTTGGGTGAATGTAGTGTAGATTCAGCCCTAGAAAACCGTCTTGGTAACGTTCTATTGGTAAAACCAATGGGAACCTGTCGTAATATGGCAACGAATCCTTCGTTTTCGGATCATAAAAGTAAAAGTACATTTTGCCAATAATGGTACCTTCTCTCAGTCTGGTCATGTCATTCATTAACGATTGTTTCGATGGTTTTAAATCCGAAACTTTCGAACGAAGCCAATCACGTGACTTTCGAGTACGTGGTGTTAATCCCTCTTTTTGTAGGGATGCATTAATTCTATCTATTAAATAAGCCATGCCGTATTTATACTAGATGCCTAGTTCTTTTTCAGTTATGATTTGAAATTGCCAACCGTGTTCTCGGCAAAAGATATCGGCAGCTCTCCACTTTTCTTGATTTACCGCATATGTTGCCGCCTCTTGGATAAACCTTTGCGTCTTGCGTTTTTGCACTGGCATCTTCGTTTGTGAGTATGGCTTAACCTCCCACAAATATGTCATCACCAGACCGTCTTTCCGCCTGACCTTGACGATGAAATCTGGAAAGTAACGATGCATTTTTTGGTCAATCGGACTTCTGTAAGGAATGGGCAACTCCTCAGACCCCCACCAAATTACACCCGGATTGTCATCGAGGTATTTCATCACCATCTTTTCCCAACTTGAACGATAAATTATGTTTGTTGGGTCACCTTTATATTTTTGTGGGTTCTTAGGTTTGAATACACCTTTGTAGGTTTGTCTGGTCATTTGGTATAAATAATGAGTAATAACTTAGGGTATATATGGCACTATTCACGCTTACAGACATACGCTTCAACTCGGATAAAAACCGAACATCCAATAATAGGATAGTTGAAGACAAATATAAGATTAACACTTTGCGTTATCCATTGGATTTGGGTGAAGTGGATAAAGGTCACTATATGGTCTTGCATATTAATGAGCAGAAAAGAACTCAATTTCCAGGTTCAACTGTTGATGATGAAACTACTGCTGTAAGGAATAGACTTGGATTGAATCGTTTTAATGGTGGTGCAGCCGATTTTATTTCAGTCACACAAGGTGCTATAACTGCCGCTTCACAGGTTGATCTCACCAA